ACAGTGCCGGGATAAGACACATTATGCGCTCGATAATTTTGAATACGATTATAATAAGACGGAGATTATCCGTATGATGAACCAAGACGGCTTCGGCGTATTCAATTGGGACGATCTTCATGCAACAATGAATCGCATTTGCCTTGACAAAGCACTGCAGAAGTAGTATTATAAGGCAATGGGGACAGCAATGAAAATAAATGGTGAGCCGATGAGTTTCTCAAAATATGGGAAGTCATTTCAAGAGAAGTTGTGCATGGTCATACTTGACGATCGCGCTTTTGCAGATCAAATTGAGGAAGTACTAGATGTAAACTTTTTGGAGTTGAATTATCTTAAGTGTTTCTTAAATAAAGTATTTGATTATCGCAAGAAGTACGAGGTGCACCCCTCCAGAGATATCATGAAAACCATCCTTCGGTCTGAGTTGGATAACGAGAACGAGTTGACCTCCAAACAGGTACGAGAGTACTATGTGAGGAGCCAAATCACTGCCGTTACCGATATAGAGTATATTAAGGATACGGCGCTCGACTTTTGCAAAAAGCAAAACCTCAAGTCTGCGATGGTGAAGTCTATTGGGCTTCTGCAGAACTCCTCCTTCGATGAAATCTCTCAAGTGATAAATGATTCACTCAAGCTGGGGATGGACAACGACGAAGGCTATGATTATAAGAAGGACTTCGAAGAGCGGTTCAAGCCGCGCTTCCGCAACCCGGTCACCACCGGGTGGGAATTGATTGATGATATTTGCAAGGGAGGATTGGGACAGAAGGAGTTGGGCGTCGTTATCGCCCCTACTGGTGCCGGCAAGTCTATGGCTTTGGTACACCTAGGTGTCCAGGCGCTCCACGAAGGTAAAACAGTAGTACACTACACCCTGGAACTACAGGATACGGTCGTTGCCTCTCGTTATGATTCGTGTCTTACAAAGATCCCTCTTCAAAGCCTTGCCTCTTTTAAAGAACAGATTTATGAAGAGGTTCAGGATATTTCTGGACGCCTTATTGTGAAGGAATATCCGACCAAGACCGCAAGCACTCAAACTATTCGGAATCATTTAGAAAAGTTACGCATGCGTAGCATAGACGTAGATATGATCATCGTCGACTACGGAGATTTACTTCGTCCCGTTCGTTATCTAAAAGAGAAAAGGAACGAACTGGAATCTATTTATGAAGAGCTGCGAGGTATTGCGGCAGAGTACGAGGCGCCGGTGTGGACAGCATCACAGACTAACCGGTCTGGACTTAACGCAGAAGTCATTACGATGGAATCCATCTCGGAGGCATTCAACAAGTGCTTCATCGCTGATTTCATTTTTACTATCTCCCGAACGATAGACGATAAGGTAGCCAATTCAGGTAGGCTTTTCGTCGCGAAGAATCGTAACGGGCCCGATGGCCTTGTGTTTCCTCTTTTTATGGACACAGCAAATGTGTGTATCAAGGTGCTTGAACCATCCGAAGAAGACGAAGTGGTTGAAGTGAGCGTTAAGAAGCAAAAAGAGAATTTGGTTGAGAAGTATAAGAAATTTAAAAAGAATAACGGAGGGTGAGTATAATGTTTAGTGAAGATGAAGTTCGAGGGGCAACTCTTGAATATTTTGGTGGTGACGAGCTAGCAACGAATGTCTTTATGACGAAGTATTGCCTGCGAGACAAGAAGGGAAGCTTTATGGAAAAGACCCCCGACGATATGCACAGGCGTATCGCCAAAGAGTTTGCGAGGATGGAAGACAAGTTTATTACGCGCAAGTCCAACCACCTGGGAGAAGAAGAGATCTATTCTTTCCTTAAAGACTTCAAATACATTGTACCCCAAGGTTCTCCAATGATGGGGATAGGAAATGATTATGTTAATGTATCTTTATCCAACTGTGTGGTTGTCGACAATCCACAGGATAATGTTTCGTCCATTATGGACACTGGCAAAGACCTTGCAAACCTGTTTAAGCGTCGTTGTGGTGTTGGGCTTGATATTTCTGATCTGCGTCCCGAGGGTGCTCCCGTTAACAACTCTGCTCGGACTACTACTGGGGCTTGGAGTTTTGCTGACTTCTATTCATATGTATGTAGGATGATTGGACAGAACGGCCGCCGCGGCGCATTGATGATCTCTATGGACATCCGGCATCCTGACATCGAAGAGTTCATCAAGATGAAACGAGACCTCAGGAAGGTCACCGGCGCCAATGTGTCGGTGAAGATAACGGACGAGTTTATGAAAGCCGTGGAGGACAATGAAACATTCAACCTACAGTTTCCCGTCGACGCAGAGCAGCCGGAGTATAGTGCGGAGGTAGATGCAGCCTCTCTGTGGAATGAAATCATCGAGTCAGCAACGACGACCGCAGAGCCTGGACTTTTGATGTGGGATAATATCACCAAGAACTTGCCTGCACATGAGTATGCAGCATTCAAGACGAAGACCACCAACCCTTGCGGAGAAATACCGTTATCAGCCTATGACAGCTGTAGGCTAATTTCTCTCAATTTAAAAAACCTCGTCAAAAATTCTTTCCAAAAAAATGCAGACTTTGACTTTTCTAAGCTTAAGCAAGTTGCCGCTATTGGTATGCGTCTGTCCGATGATCTCGTAGAACTAGAATTAGAAAAGCTTGAGAATATTCGGCAACATGCCGACACCCCCGACGAGCGTGAGCTGTGGACAAAGCTATATAATGCCGCCCACGCAGGCCGCAGAACTGGTCTGGGCACTCACGGCTTGGCTGATGCAATCGCCTGTCTAAATTTAGCCTACGATAGCCCCGAAGCCCTTGTAATCATTGAGAAAATCTATGAGACCCTACGCAACGCTGCCTATGAAGAAAGCGCATATCTTGCCCAAGAACGAGGCGCCTTTCCTGCTTTCGACTGGAGCGTCGAGGAAAACAACGAGTTTATCCAGCGCCTCCCCGAAAGGCTAAAAAAGATGATTGCCGAACACGGACGCCGCAACATCTCAATTCTTACAAATGCACCCACAGGGTCAGTTTCCATCATGTCCCAGACATCATCAGGTTTGGAACCCGTATTCCGCAACACCTATGTTCGGCGCCGCAAACTGTCGCACGATGAACAGGACATCACCCCCGACCACATCGATGACCTAGGCGACCGGTGGCTTGAATACGAAGTAAAACATCATAATGTACAACAGTGGCTCGATGATCATCCCTTCAAAGACCCGGGACCAATCCCGGCATTCTTTGTCGAAGCCGACAGCATCGACTGGGAGCAAAGAGTTGCAGTCCAAGCAGTAATTCAGCAAAGTATCGATCACAGCATTAGTTCGACAATCAATCTTCCAAAAGGGACATCCCCCGAACTCGTGGGACAGCTCTATATGGACGGGTGGCGCCTGGGACTGAAGGGGCTCACGGTTTATGTGGAAGGCTCGCGCTCTGGCGTCCTGGTGGCCAAGAAATCCGAGAAAGTTGAGCAATTCCCGCATAATACAGCGCCCAAGCGCCCCATCGAACTGCCGTGCAATATCCATCATACCACCATCCAAGGTGAAAAGTGGGTTGTTATGGTGGGACTGATGGATGGTCGCCCCTATGAGGTTATGGGAGGATTAGCTCAATATATTGAAATCCCCCGTGATAAGGCACAGGGAACCTTGATTAAACATCCTCGAAAGACAATGAATTCCGTTTATGATTTGCATATTGGAACCAATGGAGATACTGTTATAGTGAAGAACTTGGTAAAGGTTTTTGATAACCCCAACCAGAGTGGGTTCACCCGGATGATTTCATTGGGCCTCCGCCACGGAGCCAACATCCAGTATGTCGTGGAGCAGTTGCAGAAAGATCGAGACTCTGATATGTTTAGTTTTGCTAAGTGTATTGCGAGGATTTTAAAGAATTATATTCCGGATGGACAGACCGCCACCGAAAAGACTTGTGGCGAGTGTGGGACTGAAGGATTGGTATACGTGGAAGGATGCGTGACCTGCAAGAATTGCGGTTTCGCAAAATGCGGATAGTTATATAGATGGTAAAGTTTACTCCTAAAGCAATTGAGTATTTGGTCGAGTCCCTCAAACCAGGCGAAATAGTGCGCGTAGGTGTCGAAGGCGGCGGCTGTTCTGGTATGAACTATAAACTCGTTATCGAGACTGAAGAGACAGATGGTGAAGATATTAAATTAGATATCACTGGGGTAGATATATATATTGATCCTTATAGCGCTGATATATTACGGGAAACCACCGTACATTATGAAAGTACATTAATGCAAAAGGGATTTAAATTTATTAATCGGCTAGCCAATACCACCTGTGGTTGCGGCTCATCGTTTAGGTAGGAGAGAGTATGGCATATTCAAAAAAAGTACTAGATCATTTTGAAAATCCCCAGAATGTGGGATCCCTAGATAAGAATGACCCCCAGGTGGGTACCGGAATTGTGGGGGCCCCCGAGTGTGGGGACGTCATGAAATTACAAATTAAGGTCGACGACAAAGGATGTATTTGCGACGCTAAATTCAAAACATTTGGATGCGGGTCCGCCATCGCCGCCTCGTCATTAGCGACTGACTGGGTAAAGGGAAAAACCCTAAAAGAGGCCGCAGAGATTAAAAACACAGACATCGTGGAGGAACTATGTTTGCCTCCTGTAAAAATACACTGCTCTGTATTGGCTGAAGAGGCCATCAAAGCAACAATAGAAGATTTGGAGAACAAATGAGACTTACACCAGTAAACAATTACCTCACGGTACGAGCCGTAGAGGATACAGACACAGAAGATAGCGGTATCCTATTGCCCCAGGATTACCGCGCAGTAGAGAGCCCATTTGCCGTGGTTGAGGTAGTCAACTGCTCGGGCGAGAACGGAACTCTATGGGGTGCCGGATTGCAGCTTGTTGTGGAAGCACACATGCTCCGCGACATCCAGCACAACGGCGAGACCTTCACGGTCATCAAAGAAAACCACGTAATCGGGATTTTATCGGATAGTTAGACTATTTATAATACGCGGAGATATTGAGATGAAACTAATAATGGAAAACTGGAAGAGGTTCGTTAAGGAGTCAGCAATGTCTGGCAACGGACCACTAGCTGAGCCGGCTTATCGCGAGGATGATGACCCACTTGCGGCCGCCGTGGCCGGAATTGAGGCAATGCCCGACGCCGAAAAGGAGAAAGCGATAGCGCTCTTCCTGAGCAAACTAGACACCAGCGGACTACAAGAAGCACAGAAGTCGAACAGTGTGGTAAAAGCTCTCACGAAACTCCCAGGCGGTCGCGATATGGCCGCAATGTATTTTGCAGCGACTGATCGAGCCACTCCAGCCACCCTGAGACTTCTGGCACTATATGCCGTTCTCAATCTGGTCTCCCCTTACGATATGAGCACCCTACTTACCGTCGGACTCGACACGTTCCTGGGACCCCTCGCGGCTATAGATGATATATATCTTCTCAAGCGCATGATAAAGAAATATAGGGAGGCGGGCCTTCCTTCCGAGAAGCACCAGGACAAGGTGGCCGAACTCGCTGGCGAAGAAATGAGTGATGAGCGAACTGCCGATGTGGAAATAGAGAAAGCCGAGGAATTGGCCTCCGCGAGAACAGCCGCGACCCTCTCTCGTGATAAACTCAAGCAGCTATAAAATGAAATTTATAATGGAAAACTGGAAGAGGTTTTTGAAAGAAGACTTTGATGAAGAGCCCCTTCCCGACGAGAACGACGAAGTCGTTGAGTATATCCTAAACGCAACAAGAGTTGGGCTCTCCCCGGATGAGATTACGCAAGGACTAATAGAGGCGGGACTCACAGAAGAACAAGCGCTCGCAGCCCTGGCTGATGCTTTCGAGCAAGGACTACCCGGCGATGAAGTTGAGGTAGACCTAGACGAGCTGATGACTGAAGAGGAAATGTCCCGCCGAGCTGCATTGGGTCGCCTAGGCGCTGGAGCCGCCGGCGCAGCCGCGATTGCTACCGGCAGCGGAGCTGCGCTAGCCAGCAACGAGGATTTTCAAAACATTCTTAAGGGCAAAGCGCGCCCATTTTTGCAGGAAGCCGAGGAAGCCCTCGCCCGGTATCTGAAAGATAATGCCCCGGACTTTGCAGAGCGGCTCGTTCCGGACATTCCGTTTGATGCGGATATTATTGAATCTTTGATGAAGAGAACAATCGCGGCCGCCATCCGCGCCAACGCAGAAGAAATTGCGGAATGCACCATGAACTTTGTTACACCAGACTTTGTAGCGTCGTTAGAAAGTTTAGATGATGAAGACCTTCAGAGTTACGCAGAAGAATAGAAATAACCCCTTGACCTAACCAATCGGGATTTTATCGGATAGTTAGACTATTTATAATACGCCCGGAGATACCAGATGAGCAAATATTCAAGTTATAAAGAGCACCAGTTAATCATGGAGAACTGGCGCAAGTTCTTGGGCGAGGATAAAGTCCCCGAAGATTATCCCGGGTGGTACCCCGGCATTGATGATGACGTCGCTGCCGACGCTGCGGCACAGGCCGATGCCGACCGCACCGCCCCGGCGAACAGGGCTCGGATTGAAGCTGAGATTGATGCCGCCGGCGGTGAGGATAACCGCGACGAGTTGCTAGGAATCCAAAGCACGCTGCAGCACTTCATTAACAATGCTCCTGATCAGGTTGAGAGCTATAAAATTGAGCAGGCGGCTGCCATCAAGGAGCTAGAACAGATGAAAGCCGCGGGAGAAGCTGCTTACAACGCTGAGATAGCGAAGTTAGACTATTTATAATACGCGGAGAAATATCAATGAGCAAATATTCAAGTTTTAAAAGCCACCAGTTAATAACCGAATCCTTTCGGAAGTTCCTTAAGGAGGGACTTTACGACTATGCCGACACGGCGGTGGAGAAGCTCAACAATCTGTGGCGACAGCTCAGGAAGCAGGGCGCCCTCAAGATAATGTCCGAAGCTGATCTCATCAAGCTCGCCAAGCTGACGGGCGACGAAGTGCTTGTTCTGTCGGAGTTGTGGGAAATCCCCGGCGTATTTTGGTCCGAAGCTGGCCCAAAGAAGGACGCTGAGGGCAACACAATAGAGGATGAGAGCGGACAGCCCGTGGCATTCTTCGACCCAGATGACCCGAGCGCACGCGACTCGATTGAAGCTGAGAAAGATGCGCGTGAACGTACGGGAGGCGCAGCGCCGGGAGAACAGATTGGGCTCCCTGGCTTTGGCCAAGAATAAAACAAATCCCTTGACCTAGCCATTCATCGGTGCTATACTAGCACTATGATGAAACTGCCTCCTCTTGAGTACACCTTCGACAACGTAGTCCTTGGGTGGCGAGAGGAGGCGATTTCGTTTGCGCGAGAGAACGGCTATCACCTGATAGTGAATAGCGACCAGCGCCCCTTCCATCACTTCGTGGGATACCAAGATATTAAAAGTAAATGGTACGAGGGCATCTTTGATCTCGGGGTGAGATCGTTACTTCCCATTCCATTTGATGTTCAGACGATTGGAATGAATGAGGAGGGAAGACTTAAGGTGGTCACTCAAGGTAACGCCAAGGTGATGATCAACTTCAATAAACTTCACATTTTTGACCTGGACAACTGCGGCAACCTAGGAGTGGACGAGGTTATAAAGGACTATTTGGTGCACGATATGTTCGACATCACGGCTGGGTCACGTTTGGGGCGAGACATTGTACTTAAACCAAAGGATACCTTCGTTAAACTAATTGAGTTTGTTACGTCAAATCGGATAGATAGAAACACCTCAGGAGACTTTAAGGATATTCTCACAACGAGCCTCATTACTCATCAGGATATCAGGAGTTTTGACTGTTCAGAGACCGTAGTCCGCATCTTTTTAGAGCGCAAACTAAAGGAACACGAGATTAAACAACCTAATGGTCGCTCTCTTAAACTCCAGCACTCCTTCCGACATATAGTAAAGAACGGTTTTTATTTCAAACTAGTCGAAGAACTCGATACCAGAATAGTCTTGCATGAGTAAACTAAATATGCCCGCCGTGATCCCCGTAGCTGGGATGAAGGTGGAGTTTGGAATGGAGTGGGACTCTTCCCTGATACCAGTGGGCCCGGGCTACACTGCTTTGGAGGCCAGCGTATATGAATGCTTGCACGCCGGATGTACATCAATTTGGATTGTAGTAAATGACGATGTGGCCCCCCTCTTGCGTCATCGTTTGGGAGAATATGCCACTGACATCGACAGTATCAATCGCGGAACCTTTGTAACCTACGGTAGTGGTAAGCACCTAGAGGTGCCAATTTATTATGTTCCTATTCACCCGAAACATCGCGACAAAGTAGACAACTATGCATGGTCAGTCATATGGGGGTGCAACGTGGCGTATTGGATACAGACTATGTTTTCTCGATGGGCTCGCCCCGACCAATACTATATATCATTTCCTATGGGGATGATGGATCCCAAAGAAGTGTTGAAACATCGTTCTCTATTGCGCAAGAACACACCATTCTATTTTTCCTATGATGGGAAAACCGTAAAGGACGGGTTGCCTTTGAGTTTTGTAATAAACCCCGAAGAGTGGCGAAGGGCTAAACACACCATCACCACCAACTCTTCTGTATGGAAAGCCCCCGACGAAGGGATGCCTACAGAAAAGCTTTTACCCGAAGAGAGGCTCATCTCTTTAAGCTACGGTTTGGAAGATGTCTTTGGCGGAGGACCCGCAGGAACAAAACAGGAAATGAATAGTTTTTATGACTTGACAACGTGGGAAGGATATGGTAAATTTATATCATCGGAACTTGGTAAGAGAACCAAGCGTCCGAACACTAACACAATGTATAGAGGGAGAAGTAAATGACAGATAAGAAGATTCCTTTCGTAGGACTCCACGCACACAGCGTAGCGGGTTCTATTTTTGATGCCATCGGTTATCCGAATGAGCATATGGATTTTTGCTACGAGAACGGGGGCGAAGCTCTCGCACTCACAGACCATGGGAACATGAATGGGTTCTCGCACCAGTTTTTACACTGGCAGAAGATGAAGTCCGAAGGGAAGGAATTTAAGCCTATCTTTGGGGTGGAGGCATACTTCGTGCCGTCTATTGAAGAATGGCGCGAAGAGTATGAGCGCTCCAAGGAAGACAAGAAGCTCGCTAGAACCCTAGCCAAGCAGGGCGCCACCTCCGGCGCCACAGTTGAGGATGAGGGCGCGACCAAGACAGCAGGCAAGTCAGCCCTCAACCGACGGCGCCACCTTGTCCTCCTAGCCCAGAATCAGACCGGACTGAACAACCTATTCAAGCTGGTATCCGAGTCCTACAAGGAAGAGAACTTCTATCGCTATCCGCGTATGGATTATGCGATGTTATCAAGGTATAACGAAGGTATTATTGCTTCGTCTGCTTGTCTGGGAGGACCCCTCGCCGGCGACTTCTGGGCGAACAGCGAATACGAAGAGGATGAGGAGACAGGCAAGGATGTTTGGCTTCGAAGCAAACCAGACGAGGTCCGCGCAGCAATGCGTGAGACGACCCGTCGCTTTGTTGAGATTTTCGGGGATCGTTGGTATGGCGAACTCCAGTGGAACAGTATCCCCCAGCAGCACGAACTCAACCAGTATATTATTGAGGTGT